AAGTTGATTGAGCGTTTTGCTGAGCTTAATCTTGACTTACCTCGATATATTGAATCTGATGAGTTATCTTGAATATGTATAATCTCATCAGGTTTATATTTAGTTCCGTTATAGTCATACCCTTTGATAAATGTTTTTTTATCTGGGTTAATAGTAACGTTCTCAGCAGGTAGATGGTATAAACTTACCCCATCATAATACATAAAAGCATTACCATCCATAATCATATCTAGGAAGATGTTTCTCTTGAAGGCATCTGCTGATTGATACGGGTTAGGATTCCTATTAAGTAGAGTTACTAGCTTTTTGTGTCTAATAGTAGCTACTCCAGGAAATGCTTCCTTGTCTCCTACATCTATAGTAATTTGTGCTGCTGCATCCACTACCATGTTGACGCCGCGATTGACCACTTCTAGTCTTTCATACGCTCTTTCGTAAGGCAATGAAGGTGTAAGAGGTCCTTGGCTTCCTTGGGCCGCCGATATCTGTGGCTGCGCCGGATTCAGTTTCTGAATCAAATTTTTAATTATTCCCATATTCTTTTACTCTTCTTTTTTCTACCCAGCGTTGTTGCTTGGGGCCAGTGACTAAAGCAGGTTTTTTACCATATATGGAGTGCAGTTTCAGGTGATGTTTGTGGCAGAGAGTAACTGTGTCATCATAAATTTCTTTATGGTGCGCCTCAATAAACTCATCCCTCATTCCCATCATGTCTTCTGCAGTCAATATAACTAGTTTCTTCTCTTTAATCCACTTATCAAGAAGTTCCGTTACACTTAAAAAGTGGTGGAAGTCCAAAGACTCATTTCCGCCACAGATGTAACATTCCTCATCCTTTACATAAGCAGACTTTGCACGGTCTCTTATATATTTAATCTTATCGCGTTTAAGTTCACTCATAAGCTATTTTTTTAAAATTTCTCTATATATGGTGAATTATATCAAATTCCAACACAAAAGTCAAGAGCTATTTTTTACTTGGTGGTCCCTAAAACGTTATGTCCGAAGCTACGAACGTGTATAAGGCGTACCGGAGGGCATCTGCCATATGAGATGCCATATTATGTACAGGCTTTTCTACTAAGAGGTTCTCGTTTGGATTCCATTGGTATTGATCGAGAGACATTAGAGAATGGGCACACCTTTGATCCACGATCAATTTGTTATTCTCAACAATCGTGGCAACTGACGCAATACCATCCAGCACACTCTTAGTTGCATTGATAGTCGAAATATCGTAGTTCTGGGCTAAATCGAAACGCATTTGCTGAGCTGCGGAGTCGATATAGATTGAGTCTATATCCCACTTAGTAATCAGTGCTTGAATAACTTCAGCGTGTTGCTCCGTAGTCTTTTCAGCTTCCATATACTCATCTAAAATATAATATGTTTCCGCATCCCAATCGTACCCTATAACGCAGAATGCAGTAGGGTCACGGTAACCAACGTCAAGACCTGCAAACACATCCATCTTGGAAGTGTCTAGTTCTTCTAGGTTTGCTACACATTCTTCATAGTTGAAGTCCCATACTTGTCCTTGGAAAGTATTGAAAGAGGCTAAGTACTCCTGTTCGAACTCAGCCTTTGACATACCTCTTTGTGCCTCATCAATATCTTTCTGAGAAATTCTAGGATTTTCATGATAGGTGGCTCGTATAGAAGCCCAGTTAGGGTACTCATCGTTATACCCACGCTGATAAAACTCTGCAAACCAATTATTTCTTCCACGAGGGGTAGATATAAATAGACACTTACTAGTAGGTTTATCTAGTGTAGGTCTTAGGGCTACGTTGAACGCATCCATGCCCCCATCTCCTAGTGCCGCTTCATCAAATATAATAAGGTCATAGCTCCTACCAACGGTACTATCCACTTGATTGACTGATCCCATACGAATAGTACTTCCATTAGTTAACTCTATAATTTTATCCTTAGCATTATCCCTGGCTACCTCTAAGTCAAAGTGCTTAATTAGATTTCGTTGTAGATCGAAAGAAATCTGTGAAAGTGAATAGTTAGGGCTCATGATTAGCACATTTGTGCCTGGCACAAGTGCTACAAGCTGCCCGATTATGTTTGCTATATAAGTCTTACCTTGTCTTCTAGACAGTGCTGCTACAACAAAACGATATTTAGGATTATTAAGTGCGTTAATTAGCGCAATTTGGGAGGCAATAGGGCATATACCTAGCAAGTCCATATATTGAGATATAGGTAATTTTATAAACCTCTCATCTTTTGGATATTCTATTAATTCGTCCGCGGTTACATCTTCCCTGCTTATTTCCAGCATTAATATTCCTCATAAATTAGATTAAAAAAGCCCTACTAACGTAAGGCCTTATTTACACATTTAGTCTTTGGTAAAAATGTGATATATTACTGCAAGTGATGCCAAGCCTACAAGGCCAGCGTTACCAAGGTTAGTAATGATACCGGTAATAGTTCCGATAACATCTCCACCAATGAACGGTACAGTTCCGCCAAAGATCACTTGTAAAACTATTGCTAAAGCGATTAATGCTACGCCGCCTTCTGTTGCGGCTTTAATCCAGCCCACAATTTTATCTACCATATATTTCTCCTATATTTAAGATTTGTCAGTATTGACAATTATAGAATTATACCAGGTTTAAGCAAAATGTCAAGATCAAATTTCTTAGGTGATAATATTATCTAGCTAAATAAGTTTACTCTGGGTTATGGCTAGATTGCATAGAACGTACATCTTTTAACATCTCTTTAATATTTCTATTCTCTACTTGTATCTCTTTCAAAGCTATCATTACTTCTCTATGCTTAGAAGGCCAGGAATCTACAAACATAGTATTTTTATCTACCTGTTCCTGCATAAAACGAGTATTGGCTGATATATTAGACGCCCACCATACTACTGATATAGTTTGTCCAAATATAGCAAAAATTACAGCAAGACTAGCATTTTTTAGCCAAGGGGGTAGCTCTTGTTTACGTTTCTTGAGATACTCAATCTCTTTACTAAGTCCTTCTTGGCACGTACCCATTTGACTCTTTAATAATATTAACTCTGTCTCCAGAGAATTGACTCGCTTTTCCATTTTATTTCCTTTTCTTACCACCTGAGGACCCTACTGGGGTCTTCAGTACATACCTCCATATGTACGCTATTAGTTAATGTCTCTTCATTGCGGCTGATCCGAAGTAGAAGCCAATAATATTCATTATAGCTACAGGTAGCCATTCTGGTGTTACAAAACCCTCTAGTTTAATATACTCTGTAAAAGTATGAGTAGTATCAATAAACAAGAATTTAAAACCCTCTGTTACTTCAATAGGTACATTAGTAGATATACCCATAATCGGTGCCATAAATACAATTCCAATTCCTGCTAAAAGACTGAATACTACAATGAATCGTCTTATCCATGCAGCATTTGGATTTTGCATTTGTCGGGCACTCTGTACCCCTTCTTCAATCTGCTTATTACTTTGTAATAGCATTTTGTGTTGCTCAGCTTTATCAGCTTGAGCTTGTCCCCACATTTTCATCATACCGCCCATAGCGGTAGAGCCTAACATACTTATTGCTTCGATTGGTAATCCAAACATACTTTCTCCTTACTGCGCTTAGAGGTAGTTTAGCTTTATTAATCTACCTCAATTCCCATCTTTTCATAGTCTTCTCTAAGCCACTCAAGTTCCAGTCTTCTATCCTCCGCATATAAATCTTCGATATCTGCATCCTTTAGGGCAGTATCTTTAGGGACCTCTGGTACATCCTCCGCTACCATTACGTCTTTGTGATCTGCTAAGGTACAATGATATACTTCATGGCCCATTATGGCCATCGCTTCTCTGTCGTCCCATACATCAGCTAATATAATATGAACCCAGCATATATCTTCATCAGGTCTAACATTAGTGAATCCTCGTATTCCAGAACCCTCAGGTAGTGGCTTACCTGTTGCCTTCTCAAAAGCCTTATTTAGTCTTTCTCTATTTGTATACGTTACAATCTTAAGTATAAATTCAGCCCTTTGAAAATCAACTTTTTCATCCGGCCCATACTTAGCTAAATCAAAATCATCTAAAGCGTTCGCATAGTTACCTAACATTGCGAAACCTAGCCATACTACCACTGCTATTAATATACCTTGCACTGCGTGTTTCATGAGTTACGGTCCATAAACATTGCAAAACTTATTATTAAAGTAGGGGCTAGTATCATCCAAGTAACTATATATGCTAAGCATTTGCACTTGACCCAGGTCCAGGATTGAAAACATTTCTTTTCGGCTATACACCGGGTTAAGCTTTTAAACATTGGTAATTTAGTATCCTTCCTTATTAATAAGGTACTTGGCTTGTATATAAGCCTTCACAATTCCACTTCGTACTATATCTTCAATTCCAAAATGATTTATATGAAACCAGTTTGGCATAGATTCTAATACTTCCACAAACTTACATATATCTTTATCCGAGTTCTTAGTAAAGTCTGTCTGCATAAAATCTCCACAGAACAGTGCTTTAGAATTTTGACCTAGTCTAGTTAATACTGAGTCAGCCTCATGTGACGTACAGTTTTGAAACTCATCCATAACTACAATACAGTTGTCTAGTGTTATACCTCTAACATACGAAGTAATCATAAAACGGATTACTCCATGCTTCACTAAAATTTCGTATGCATCGTCTCTACCGAACAGTTCTGAACATATCTTTTTATAGGGTAATTCGTACACTTGGGATTTTTCTTCAAGGTTCCCCGGTAAGAAGCCAATGTCCCTAGTAGGTACCGCGCTCCGTACGATTACAAGTTGCTGAACCTCCCTCTGTCCATAAATTATATCATGAAAGGCTTTATACAGACTAAGAAACGTTTTGCCAGTACCGGGGAACCCCATTAATAGTTGGGAAGTACCCTTATCATAATTATCGAAGAAATACTGTTGTGCCTCAGTAAGTGCTTCGATAGGTTGTAAACTTAAATTTAACTTTGAAATGGCGCTAGACGCCGTCATTTTTTTCTTTTTTGACATTAATCCCTTTTTATAGTACTAATAGTAGTTATACCTGCGGATATTAGAATGACAAGTAGGAGGGCATAAAGCCCTCTAAAATCTTTCCCATACTAGGTAGGGTTTCCTCCCTGATCTCTTCATAAGAATCGATGTCCTCCTCTACTACAGTAACTATAGTAGTAGGTTCTACAGGTGGGTTAACTTTATTACTAGTGCTTGAAAACGTAGTACACCCAGATAAAAATATAAAAATTAATAGTACCTTCATTTAGTTCCCAGTTATACTATGTTAATTAAGATGCTTACTTTATGTTTTGTATTATAGACTCTAAGCATTTTGAATCCATAATAGAAAACCCTCTCCTTTCAGAAAGGGTAAAAATAATAGACTCCCCGAAAGCCTTATATTTGAGTATTTAAGATAACCCTCAGTTATTCCATATACCGAGTCAACGGCTAGTTTATTTTAGTATAGGTCGTCTCAAATTAGTGTAGGACTCTAGTGCTGCTAGCACTCGGAGATGGTTCATTTATGTACATAGGGTCCTCGTACAATTCAGTATAAAGGTACACTATTACCTCACACAAGGTATGTAACCCCTCGTCTTCGGGGGTAGGATCCTTTCCTGATTCCTTAGCCTGCTGGAGACCCTCCATAGCGGTTGCACAATTTTCATAAATTGTTGTAACCCATTCGTCGTTAAAGTCTCCTGCCATACTATTCTCCTAATTAATGTCCTTTTATTTTAAACAGTTGTTTTTTCCTCTCGCGCTTTTATTAATCGTTCTTTTATCTTGGCAGGTGCGTTTGCGTATTCCTTCGCTGCCTCTTTTCTTTCTGCTGCCATTGGGGAACCTTCGCCTTCAAATTTGACACCACCAGGGTTGGCCGGCGCTCTTAATTTGGCGACTTCTTTTACAGGCAAGCCTGACATACTCGCTATCTCCGCGTCTGTGTGACCTTCAGCTATTTTACGTTTTATTTTTTCCAGATTCATTTTTTATCCTTAATTTTGTTGTCTCTAACTCTAATTTTGAAACTTTATCTACTAAAGCTTCAATACACCTTAGAGTCCAATCTTCAAATACCTCGCCCTGAGGGGCCTCTTTACTAGTTAGCTTTTGTAAAGCTATATATGCTCTTTCGCCTTTATCCATTTTAACCTTCTGTTAATAATTTTTTCATAAGTTCCCCATAATTACCTTCACCAAATGTACTATTATCATTAATCTGAACATTTGTTTGATTCTTAATATTAGTCTGTTCTGCTTTGGCTGAGTCTGTTTGAGATTTAATCTCATCCATACGTATTTTATGGGCCATTTGAAGCAAGTCTGCTATGTCTTTATTGGAAGTCATGTCTGCTTCGTCTAGTTCTTCCAGTTTTCGTTCAATGATGTCATCTAGAGCACTAGCTAACTTGAAGCGGTTACGATAACCTACATCAAGAAACACAGTATCTACATACTTCTTAACCTCTCTCTGATTTAAGTAACGAGATACTTGATCTTCGGGTATTCCTAAAGATAAAGCAGTATCCGCTACTGAAGTTGTTTTTAAGTAAGTATTTGCTATTTCAAGCCCTTCCGGACTTATCTGGGCATCTTCCACCTTTGCTAAATTATTCATTCATACCTCCATTTTATATTGTATTATATCAAAATATGAGCAAAATGTCAACTACTATTTTTCTTACGTGCACAAAAAACCCGCGGTTAAGCGGGTTCTTGTCAACTAGCTATAGTTTAAAATGAAACAGTTAACTTAGCGCTAAATACCCCATCCTCATCTTCGGTTTTAGAGTATCCGTACTCCATGACACCGCGCTCTAGCTCAGCAACATACGTATTTAAGTCATTCTTAACAATGTACTTACCAGTTACAGTACCTAAATCAGTCCCTATAGAAGCTACACCTGCTGTAACTGTAGAACCTGTGGCTGCATCTGATATATCACCTAAGATACCGTCGTCCTGTGTAACTCCAGCAGCATCTCCAACATCGATATAAACTCCTGTAACATTAATAGAAGTACCTTCTGCAATAGCAACATCAAGACCAGCACTTACGCCAGTATTACGACCAGTAGCAGTTTCTTGCGTTTCGATAGTAGTACCGAATCCGAAGAAGTTAGCAACTACAGTAATAAAACGGTCAGTAGCAGATACGTTTTGTACATTAACATCTAAACCATTGACTTCAAAACCTGCGTCAATAGTAGCTTTGCTATCTCCCGATACTTGCCCCACAGTTACTGAAGCACCAGCAACTGAAGTACCTACTTCAAATTGATTAGTTACAGCACTTTCTGCCTGTAATAAACCAGCGCCGTTTTGTGATTTGTAGTTACCGGCTTTAAAATCTAAACCTTCAATACCTGCTTCTACAAATACTTGACTAGTAGTTACAGTTGAATCACCAGTTAAGTCTTCCATCATTACAGTTACTTTGGCTCCCGCAGCTGAACCAACTAAAGTTAGGTCTAGGTCTTGAGCGTATGTAGCTGCTCCACCCTCTGTAAATGTACCTTCGTACGAGCCGTTAATTGAGACGTCTGCACTTGCAGCTCCAGCAGCAAACAAAGCCGCCAACATAATATTTTTATTCATAATGTATCCTTTTAAAATTGTTGCAGAATTGCAACACATGTAGTATTATTTCTAAATACTGAAACATATTATACCATAAATTACAAATTTGTCAACCATCATTTTTCTTAAGTAATAAAAAACCCACGGTTAAGCGGGCTAATCTACAACTAAGTATTCCATAAGTGTGCTCATCATAAAGTCACACCTGTTTAATTTATCTCTTATAGCAAATTCGGATTGAACTCCCGCTCCTGCTAATTCATTTATAAGTTTAGTTCTACACTTCTCTAAGGTATTTATTGTTCTTTGCAACTCTAAAAAAGTTGGGTTGTACTCTTTCTTCCACTGATCAGGCCATAAGTCCTCTAGTGGTTCTTCTCGTTTTCTGAACTGTATTACAGTTCCCAAAACTCTCCCTGGTGCACATCACACTTATGCATGCGTATAGCTTTTTGCATAAGTTCCTCGTCGCCC